ACTGGTGAGTAGTAATAAAAACCACTTTTGTATGGTTTTATGTATAGTATCTCAATATTTTCATTTGACATACCAAATGCTGGTATTCTTAAAGGGTCATCAGTTCTCTTTATGTTTGCCCAATCATTATAATAATAATAAGCTGGTACATCACCATCTTCATTACATTTTTCTGCTCTTAATGTTTCTATAGGCATATGCTCTAGTTGAACAATCTTGCTTCTATCCTTTGAGTAGATAATTTGTATAGCACATTGACCCATTAATTTAAGGTCATAGCACAATCTTCTAACTACATCTTTTTTAAACAAAGAAACCATCTGTGCATATTCGTTTGGTTTTTTATTGCTATCTGTAGCATTTAAACCTTTTCCATAAATAGCTTGTGAGATACCATTTATTGCTGCGTTGTTTGTAGGTGAACCATTGTATCTGTCGATTAGATACTGAAAATAGTTGTTATCTGCACCATACTCAATCCAATCTGCACCGTTTACTTCCTTAACCTCTGGTGATGTATATGTGCTTAAATTAACAAACCCAAATTCAGACACCTTGCTTTTTACAAATTGTCCCTTTTCGTTTCTTTTTCTCATATTACAATGTAATCATTATTGTTGCCATCATATGTGGTGTATTGCCCCTCATTTATTTTATAATGGTTATTTGTTGTTTGGCTAATATCTTGTGCAGTACAAAATATTCTATCCTTATATATAACAGAAACTTTAGTGTTGTCTGTGTATAAAGTTAAATCATAAAAATGACCCTCAACCAATAAAGGTGAAAATACATTAGTAAAATTAAGATAGTTACCTTCTATGTTTCCATTTGTTAAATCATAATCAAAAATAACATTTGTACTATCATCTCTTACTTCCATAGTAAAAGAACCTAAATACTCTCTAGGTATAACATTAAAGGTTTGTGTACTATTATCTGGTCTTAATATTATCATCAATTATATAACGTATAAAAATAACTAATTTGTAAAAACAAAAAAAAAGCACCCTATAAAGGATGCTCTTAATTTCTAACTAAATAATAAATTATGCAGTAGGGTCAATTTGTTCTGCATCTCCAGTTACTGGTGCTGCTAAGAAATAAGGTGCAGTTTCTTCTAATCCCTCGAATGTAAGCGTAAATCCTGATAAATCACCAGCACTTGCCCCAGTTACAACTGTACCACCAGTACACTCAGCACCGTTTTCAGCGCCACACAAGAAGCTATTACCATAGTAATCTTCAACTACAATATATGGTCTTGCTACTGCAAGTTTTTGTAATTCTTGTTGTGTTTCTGCATCAAGATAAGTTAATGTAAGGTTTAAAGTTTGAGTATAGAAAGTTGTTCCATTTTCTCTACTACTTGTTACAGTAGTTTCTAAACTAGAATTTCCTTTTACATCATACTCATACCAAGTTGGTGTTCCAGTAAAAGATGCTTCACCCGTTGCACTTACTGTAATATCACCAATATCACCAAAGTCTGCAAAGTAAACTCTTTTTATGCCTCCAAAGGCACTTTTGCAAGGTAGCTTTCTACCCGTTGTTAATGTACAAGCCATTGTTTTTTATGTTTTATAAAAAAAGGGTAAGCAGATATATTCCACCTACCCTAATTTGTTGATTAATTAATTAATTATGCTGCGTACTCTACTAAATCAGATGCAATTCCAAATTGTACACCAGAAGTGAACCTCATTATCATTCTAACGTTGTTTGAACCATCTAAATCACTCATATCTAGGGTCTTAACTTCGTTTGTTGAGTTTAATAACCCAGTTCCAAAGTAAAGGTTAGAACGTTGCGCTGCATACATTTTGTTGTCAGACATTCCTGGACAAACAAATATTTTCACACCATTGATAGAAAGACTTCCGTTGTTCCACCATTGTGTTCCCATATTAGCTACACCATTTGCTCCTAATCCATTTGCTCCAAATCCTCCAAGTGCTTGTACATATAGTTTAGCTGCTTGTGTTGGTACATATACAAATAAATCTTCTTTTCCGTATAGTGCTGCTGGTATTGCATCTACTACTTTGCTCATCTCATCAATGATGTTTGCAGATGTTAGTGCTACACCAGTTACTTGTTGTGCTGCTGGAATATCTCCTGCCCCTGCTGCTGCTGCAATTAGTTTTTCAAAACCATCAAAAGAGTTGTTAGAACCAGCTGCAGTATCTCCTTGCCAGATACAGAATTCTGTGTTTTGTGCAACTTGTGCTGCTACTTGTGCAATTAAGAAATCAGAGAATTTTGGTGGTAGTGTTTGACCTAAACCATAACCCATTGATTGTGCTTCCCAATCGTTTACAAAGTCATACTTACAAAGTTGTAAGTTTACTTGAAGCTCTACTGGCTCAATAATTCTTTCTGTTAGTGCGATAGTTGACTGTGGGTCAAAATCACAAGATGCAGATTGTACAATTCCACTTGTAGCTACTTTCTTAATTACTTCTTTAAAAGCAATGTTTGCCTTTACTGTTAAACCGCCATCATCAATAGTACTAGCCGAAAGAAGACTTGCGGCAATATATTCACCAGCAAATTCACCAGAATATGAGGAATTTACAGTTACGGTTGTTGCTAAATTTACGTTTCTTTTATTCATTTTTATTTGTTTAATTTACTTAATACTCTATCTAATGTTGTGTTAAATTGTCCTTTGGCAAATTGTACTTGTTTCTTTTGTGGTGTACTTGCTTCTGGATTGTGCTTAATTGGTTTAACTGCTGAAAGTTCTTCTTTTACTTCTTCAACAACTTCTTCTTTTACTTCTTCGCTCATTTCTTCTTTAGGTTCTAACATAGCTTTAATTTCTTCAACCATTGTTTTAACCTCTGCTAATTCTTCTTTAGTAGCATAAGACATTTCTTCTTTTTCTTCTTCTAAATCTTCAGTTTCTTCAACTTCTTCTTTATCTGGTACTTCATCAGATACTTCACGAACATCTGCAATAATACCTTCTTCTTCTACAACTACCAATCTTCCATCCTCAAGGATGTACTCACCAACTGGCATTGCAATTTTTTCATCATCTGTGACAATGAATATCTCTTTACCTTTTTCAAATGCTTCTGCACTTACTACAGTACCATTTTCTAACTTTTGTTCTTCGAGTTTAACCTCGATGTTTAAAAGTGTTTTTATTTCGTTTAACATTTCATTTGCTTTCATACTATTTATATAACGGTTATTAAATTAAAATTTGCATTTTCAGTCTGTTCTGGTTATAACTCCAATACCTTGAGCCTTTAAAGAACCATCACAACACTCTATTGAATACTTGTTAGTATCCCAACATAAACAAGCACGTCCACCTCCTTTAGGTGATGTTCTACTAGGTATAATTGTTTTGTTTTTATTTCTAGGCATTAAGTATGTCTTTTATCTTATTAAGTAAAATATCATCTTCACTCATTAAGTCACCTATTGTTTTGTCTTTAGGTGTTTCCATTTTGTCCGCAAAGTAACCTTCAATAGAAAAGCCTTTTACCTTGTTTGTTTTTACATACTCATTCCAAACATCATCATTGTTTACTTTTACACTACCCATCCAAGTTCCTACTGGTACATCTAAACCATACATAGCAGATTTATCTTGTTCTTTGCTTTCTACTATCCAACTTTCTACCAACGTTAAACCATTTAATGCTTGGTTGTGTTCTAGTGTTGAGTTGCTTTGCTTGCCATTCTGTAAGAACATTTGGGATGCTTTTACAATAGTATCTTTTGAAAAGTATATGTAATACTCACCCTCACCACCATTGCGGTAAATAGGCTTGTTTGGTATTAATAAAGCACCCATTAGTATCTTCTTTTCTTTGTCTACTTCTGCTAACTTTATTTCTTGGTTGTTTAAAGCAACAAAATCACTTTCAATAGCTGGGCTTTCTACAATAGAAATTGCATCTACTCCAATATCATCTTGTTCTTCATCTAAAATAAGTTCTATTATCTTCATAAATATATAACGTTTTTAGTTTTTAATTTTGCATTTATATACTTGCACCCTCAATAATGTTTCTATCCATTTCTTGTGCAGTTGTTACATCATTACTTACTACATATGCTCTTGATGGTCTTTGTGTTTGTCCACCTATTGCATCTGCTAATTGTGTTTCTCCACTTGACCCAACTACATTAAATGCTGGTGGTACTGGTGCGCTCCCACCTACTCCTGAAGCTGGGTTTGTTCCACCTCTTGCATTACTAGGTGTTGTTTTTAATATATCTTTTACAGATTTAAAACCAATGGCAGCAGTTGTGGCAATGTTTGCTATTTTAACACCAAACTCAAAAGGTGTAACAGTCTTTGTAGCAAGTTCAGCAGTAATACCTTGATATGTGTTAATTAATGCAGCAGCGGCAGCGGTAGCCTTTCCAGCAGCGCTTTGGTCATCAAACAAAGTAGACATATTGCCTAATGTGTTTTTAACCATATTTAATTGTGCGGCATTTTTTATTTTTTCATTTTTTTCATCTTCAGCAGCATTTTTATTTTTTACAGCTTGTATCTTGTTTTCATAAAAAGCTGCAACTTGTGCTTTGGCTATAAAATGAGCATTTAAATCTTCTAGTTCTTTTAATTTGCGTTCTTTTTCTAGTTGTATTTTTTGTATTTCTGTTTCTGCTTCTAAATCTTGTTGCTTTTTTACATATGCTTTTTGTATGTCATATATCTTTTGTAGCTTTTTATCTACAACAACTGGTTCTTCTTTTGCATCCTTTTTTGCTTGTGCTGATGCTTCACGTCTTGCAGTTAGTAACTCTGTGCTTAATCTTTTTTGTAGATTTAGCCTTTGAGTTTCTAATTGTATAACACTAGCTTCTAGTTGTGCAGCTTCTTTTAAGTCATCTTTGTTACTTTTAGTTAGTGAGTTCTCAGTTAATTTAGCTTGTAATCTTAACTTTGCAACCGCAGTTTCTTTTGCTGCTAAATCTTCACTAATCTTACCAGCTTCTTCTAAGAATTGTATTCTTTCTTCAGCGGTAAACTTTTCTTTGTTTACTGCTTTTTCTCTTAATCTAGCAATATCTTGTTCTGCTTGTGCCCTTTCAACAATTAGTTTTCTTGCTGCCTTTTCTGCATTTGCTCTTTGGTCTGCAATCTTTGCTGCTGCTGCTGCATCTGCTGAAACTTCTTCGCCAAACTCCTTAACTGCATCAATAGCACCGCTTACACTATCTGTTATACTATCAACACCAAGAACAACTTTACCAACTGCATCTGCTGCTACTTTACCAGCTTCTGTAAATTCACCCTCAAAAAGTAAACCGATTGCCTTACCTATTTGTGGTATTAGATTTAATAAACCATCAAACCTATTTGTAATGTTTTCTTTTATTAAATTAGCAAAGTCTTTTATCGCTTGTTGTGGGTTTTCAAAAACACTTATAATACTTTCACCTAAATCTGCTAATAAGTCTAAAAGGTTGCCAGTAACACTACCAATAACACCCATCATTTTAGCAAACCTGTTTTGACCTTCTTCGCTTCTTGTAAAGGCCTCCCTTAATGAAGCCAGCAATACAATAACCAGCCCTATCCCAGTTGCCATCATAGCAACTTTTACTGATTTTAAACTAACTATAACAGATTGCAGTTTTAGTTTTAAACTCTCAAACCCTACCGCTGCTGTACCTACTGCACCACCTACAGCAGTTAAACCACCTGCGGCAGTTGTTGATGCCGTTGCAACTCCACCCATTGCAACACCAGTTTTTGCCGTTGATGCTGAAAGTGTATTATTACTTTTACTAGCATTACTATTTGCTTTGTCTAGTTTTTTTGTTGATTGTGTAACATCATCAATGCCTTTTTTAGCACCTTTTGCGTTTACTTCTAAGTTAATGGTTTTTGTTATTGCCATCTTATTTGTTTTTTAAGTAGTTTTAACCCATTCTTTACACTAGTTGGTAAAGCATTTTTTCCTTGTGCAATCTTTATGTTTTCAGTATCACCATCAACCACTTGCAACAAGTCAATTATATTCTTAATCATAGTATTGTGTTTAGTAATTCAAATTCTGTTTTACCACTTGTTAAATCTGTTTTCATTGAATTTATTTTGTATCTATCTTGCCCTAATTCTATCAAGTCATTTAGTTGTAAGTTATAATACACTTTCATAGGTAGGTATGCGGTTACTTTTATTAATCTTCTTCTAAAGTTAAATACATCTTGTATATACTCTTTGTATTCAGTTTCAAATATTGTATCTGTAAAACCTAATGCATTATCACCAGCAACAATACTATCTGGTTCATTTGCTAAATACTCATTTAATTCATTTTGAAAATGTATATTAAATCTACTTGTAGATGGTACAATAGAAAAACTATTTGATGGTATAATATACCTAGTAATGTCTACAACATTGTTTGCTATAACCGTATCTCTTATTCTAATACTATCACCCTCTATTATAGATACACCATAAAATAAAAGTGGTTCACCTATATATGATTGTTGATTTTCATTTACTGAATAACCCCATTGTACATCTGTTGATGTTGGTGGTGAATTGTCTTGGTCATATAATCTTTCAAATTGCATATGCTCAAAAGGTAATTCTATTTTGTATGGTTCACTAGGTGCATCAAAAATATCACCATCTAGTGTGTAGCTTAAAGAACCCCAACCACTATTTGTTAGTTGTTCAAATTGCTTTGCTAATAATGTCCCTAAACCTTTATAGCTAAAATTAATTTTATTGTAGGGTAGTGCTACATCTGATGTTGATTTTGTGGTATCTAGGTATTTATCTATGTTGTAAACTTGTGTGCTATCTGCATAATAACTATCCAAAGTTCTAACCACTATTGTACCATCACCATCAACATAGGCAGTAAGGTTAAACATATTAAACAAGCCAGAAAGAAAATCTATAATCTTCATTTTTGGTATTTGCTCAACTATGTTAAATTCCTTGCTTTGGTTTGTTCCAAACTGCAAGCTATTTTTGTATTCATCTATTGCAGTTGCTCCAGATGTTGCTCTTGCTACAACACTTACAACAATATCTTGCGAATTAAAAGTAACATTACCTCCAATTTGAATAGTGTAAGTTGAGTTGTTTTGAAAACCAGATGCATCAGCAAAAATATCTAATTGTTCGTTTCCAGTTACACTATTTAATTCACCAACAACTAAACCACCATTTCTTAAAACTTGTACACTATATGGGTTTGCTGATGCTTGTGCTAAATCAACTCTTAAAAAATATGGCTCTAAACCATTGGGAATATTTACAGTTATGATACCATTATTTACACTTGAAATTCCTTGTGATTGTGTTTGTACTAAATCGGTTAGCCTTGTAAATACAAAATCAACTTGTGTTGGTCTTTCTACTGACCCACTTTTACGATGTAGCCACATATACAATGTAGAAAATTGTTCGTTGTTTGCATCATTAAAAAAGTCATCTGAAAATGTAATATCGTATTTTGTTTGTATTGCTTCAATTATATTTTGCAATCTTACTGCATACTTAAACTGGTTCCAATAAACACCATTTTGTGATTGTGTGCCAGTTCCGTGATGGCTTATATTATTAATTGTTGCTTCTGGGTCAAACGTAGTATGTGAACCACTATTATATATTAATCTGTTTGTGTGAGTAATTAAAGGTACTATAAAAGGTGTAAGACCATCTTGCATCACACCAGTTACTGTATCAAAATCATAAAGCCTATCATAGTAATCAGAAAAACTTAAACTGCTTAATTGGTCATTTGTTAGAATATCTTTTAAATTAACTGTATTACCAAAAAAAGTAATCTTGTATGTGTGTGCTAAATTGTTTTTTAACTCAACACCTTGTAATGCTATTTTACCATCTTTAAAAGGTAAATCGTTTAACTCTAATCTTGCATCTGCTTTTTTCCTTGCATCAAAACCACCACTAATATCAAAGTTATAATAGTGTTTAAATATCTTATTATTAGTTCTAGAAGCTGGTACAGAAAAGGTTTGTGTAAATTCTGTAAATACCTTTGCAATATCCTTTACGTTTTTTATTGTTTGTGTAAGTGATACCGTTTCATCTTTAAATAAATCTACTCTATCATCACCTATGTATAGTTGTAATCTACGCATTATCTAATGTTGTTTATATAATCAAATGCTTCTTCAAACTCTATTGTGTATTCTATTAGTCTATCGTTTACACTTGTTTTAAAAGCCATAGATGATGTTTTAACTTTTAAGGGTATAACTATACCACTTCCTTTTTTAAACGTAGACCACCAAATAAATTCGCTTAATAGCAGTTCTTCAAATTGTTGGTTAGCAAACTCTGGGTAATACCCACTACTAAAAGTATGTGTTTGTTTTGCTTGTGTGTTAAACACTTTGTTGGGTGCATCTTGTATTGAGTATGTAGCACCCCCACTTGGGTATGTTATTGTGTTTGACTTGTAACCCTCATTTGTTCTTGCCAGGTTTTTAGTTTCTTTCAAGAAAAACCATAAGTCTTGTTGCGCACCATATTTGTTGATGTATATTATTCTGTTTCCCTCACCATACTTTGTGCAGTCTATTCTTTTAATGTTACACACAACACCATCAACATTAGTTACACTTGTTGCAGATGCACTAAACGATGTAGCTATAACCCCGCTTAAAGATGTTATACTTGGTAATTTACCAGTTTGATTGTTAGGTGCTAATATTGTAAAAGTATCTGTATCTTCATTTATAGGTATTAAGTAAGTTGGTTTAGTTCTACCAAATGGTACTTCTGGGTTTACCCCTTCTGTAAATTCACCATAAGCTTCAAACCCTACATCATCTATTGTTATAGCAGTTCCAGCATTACCAGTTCCATTAATATCATCATAAGGAGTTAATACAGTTTCTATGTCTACTGTTTGTGGTACATAATCTGTTTGGTATGCTATCTCTATGTAATCTCTTGCAAGTTCTGCTATATCAAAATTTATAGTTTGTGTTCCAGTTAATATAGTAGGTAAGTTTTTTACAAGTGTATATATTAATGTTCCATCAACAGACAATCTACACACAACAGATTTTATTGATGATGATACTGATATACTTTTAAATTGTGGGTTTCTTAATGCTATATTTGCCATCTTAAAAATCTAGTGTTAGTGTAGCTATAAATAAATAAAGCTTTATAGTCTTGTAGTTGTATTCTTTATCTGCATCTATAAACTCCCAACCTAGTGCAAACCTATTGTGGGGAAAGTGAAATGCTATCTCTAATGTCCAATCCATATCTTATTTTATTCCTAGTATTATATTATCTTCTATGTCTAATGCAAAACTTTTTATTAATTCGTTTGGTAATCTTTTTATTCCAGCTTCAAATGGCTTTGTAAAAAATAAATTTGCTTTTAAACCTTTGTTGTAAATGCTTCTTGAAATTAAATAAGTCATACTATCATAACTCATAAATCTACCTTGCTTATCTCTAAACTGAAACCTTTTCTTTCTAACCCACTTTGCGATGCCTTTTGTTAAACCACCTTTTACACCAGTACCACTACCATATTGAAATTTAGATAGTGCAGCACTTGTTTCTGGGTATGTTGATGTTTTACCTTTTACACCTTTATCTACAAATGCACCATAATCTTCCATTAGAAATTCTAACAAAAAATCATCTTGGCTTTTCTCTACCTTGTAGCTTACAGAATTATATAAATCACCACCGCCTTTTTTATCTTTGGTTAGGTTTGATTTAGATTGTTGTACAACATACTTACCAAATTTGTTTATTGCTTCATCTACGTTTTTAAACTTCATTAGCAAATGTATATATCATTGTAAATTAGTATATCCATATCAACAGACCAGCCAGCAAGTTGGTTTTCAAATCTATCATTAAATGGTGCTAAACTTGGATTGCCCTCTAGTTGGTACATATCTGTATGTAATGACCCCATTCTTAAACGTTGTATAAGCCTATTTAAGACCGCTAGCTGCGTGTTTAAAATATCTTGCTCATTATCATTACCAGTAAACCTATCTGTTGTTATATCCTTTGATTGGTCTACAATATCACAAGCTAGTATGCTTATATTAAACCTCAACACATTTTCTTCTACTGTAACGTTGTTTACAATCATATGTGCCAAAGGAAATATATCTTGCTTGTTTAGGTTTACTTTGCTTATGTCACCAATAGAAACCGTATTGTTGTTTACGTCTGCTAGTAGTTGTTCTTCTATTGTTGAGGTTAATTGGTAATACCCTCTTACTCCTTGATTGCTCATTTAAAATTTTGTTTAATTCTTTTTGCTTCTACTTCTGCTTTGTCTTTCATAAAGGATAACATCATAAAACACTTGTGTACGTTTAGTTTAGTGATATTTTCATATCGTGTAATGTCTCCTTGAGCAAGTCCGTAAATTGAGTTATACCACCCCCATTTGGTTGTGAATTGAGATACTGCGTCAAGGCTTGTATTTCCTCCTTGTCCAAATAGTTCATCATAGCTTGTGACAAGTCCATCCCTAAATTCCACAAAAAAAAAATTGATGACAAGACTGCATCCATAGGCATATCTAGTATATCTGCATCCCTACCTACTTTGTATTCTTCTATTGTGTATTTGTCTTTTAGTTTGTTTACTATTGGTCTATATAAAACTGCCATAGCTTTTTCTATGTTTTCCCAATCACCAATAAAGGTATCCAAGTCTATATACTCACCTAGTGTTAAATCATCTAGTTGTGGGTGAAAGCCATACTCCTTATTGTTTAGTTTAAACTTTGTTACCAAGTTTGGTTTTTGCTCAAACATCTTTGTAAGTGTATCTACAATAAACTCACTATCATTGAATTTAATTTGCATTACATCTTCTAGGTTTACACCACAAAATATCTCTATTATTTTAGCACTTAAAAATTTCTCATCATCTACAGTTTTTTGTATTTTAAGAAAGTGTTTATACTGCCTTAAAGTTATTTCACTTAAATCTGTTGGTATTGTAATATTGATATTCATACTTATATAACGTTTTTAAAATGGGTTTTTATACTAAAGTAAATATAATAAAAAAAGGCACACCATTTCTGTTGCACCTTTTAAACAAAACTAACTAAACAACTAAATCATACTTGCTTCGTGACAAGCACCAGAGCATACACCCTCGTGGTCTATTTCTGCACCACATTCTGTGCATTCATATTCTTTGTACTCTGGGGGGCTATACCAATCCATAATATTCTGTTTTTAATTTACCATTACGGTAATGTTCTACAATCACACCAGTACTTAAAGGTACTATCTTATATGGTCTGATGCTTTTCTTTACTAAAAATCTGTTTATTAATTTTTTCATTATTCTTCTATTTCGTTAAATACTGCGTGTTCTAAACAAGAGCCACATAATTCATCACTTAAATAAGATGCTTCTGCACCACAACAATTACTATACATTTGTTAGGCTTTTAATTAATTGTAATGCTTGGTCTGTTGTCAAGTGTCCATTAGTATGTAGGTCTTGAATTGCTAATAGTGTTTTGGTGTCTAAAGTTTTCATATCTGTTTTGTTAAGGGGGTTTTTACACCCCCGTTGTTATTATATTTTAGTTAAATCTATTGGGTTTTTGTATACTCTATTTCCCACTGCGTGTCCCGCATTCCAAAGTTCTTCACCAGCACCAATACCCACAACTGTGTAGTATTCTTTGTTTTCAGCTACTATCTTATCTGTATATACTGAATTTCCTTTACTGTAAGTGATTGTTCCGTCTTTAAATACTATTGCTGTCATAATGTTTTGTTTTAGTTAATTAATATGAAGCAAAGATAGTAATAATTATTAGTTATAAACAAACAATTTAACAACTTTTTTTAAAATAATTTATAAATAGCTAATTATAAGCAAGTTAGCTTATAAAATAATTTCCTCTATTTGGGTTTTGCAGTTGATACGATACAGAATAACGTATTGCATCTATCAAATGGTTGAATTTGTCTTGTGGTGTTTTAGACTTTTTCTCTAACCAAGAATAGTTGTTTAGTTCTTTGATTAAGTTAATACTATTTTCTTCAACTATCAAATCATAATCTTGTAGTAAGGCTATGCCATATGTAATAGACCCTTGACCTTTTATTGCTTTGACTACATTACACCCTTTTGCTTTTAGTTCGTGTAGTAATCTTGGTTCTGCACTATCACCTACTATAAGGCTATTCTGTGCGTGTTTAAGGTTTAGTTCTGCTATCTGTGATGTGGTAAGACCTTTTAAGTAAAAACACTCTCTTAAATAGATTATTTTGTTTGTGGTATCTATGTTGGTTTCTACTAATGTATTTTCATCTGATGCAAATCCATAATCTTGACCAAACACACTTACACCTACTTTTTTAAATTGTCCTATTCTCCAATTAGTAAATATAACACCCTCTGCCTTTTCTAACCAGCCACCGAGCATTTGATGTTTGTATTTCTCTGGTCTGCGTTTCTTGATGTTTTCTATTTGCTCTAAATAACTTTTAGATAGGTTTTCTATGTTATCTAAATATGTGGTGTGTATATACGATGTGTTTCCTTTGGTTGTGTTTGTGCCAGCTTGTACACCTTTATCTTCAAAGAACCTATTGTATATCCAATGCTCTTTTGTAACTGGGTTTAAAATAAGTATTACCCTATTCTTTTGGTTGAGGTTTCTAACACTTAAATCTATCTTGTCAAATATGTTTTCATCTTGTAGTTCTTCTGCTTCATCCATTACCCACGTACTAACATTAGTTAAAGACTTTAGGTTTGCCGTTTGGTCACCACTTGATGTTTTGATACCCTTAAAGATTATCTTGCTACCAGATAGCTTATTTCGTATTTCATCTTTTGTTATATAGAAATGGTCTTGCAAGTTTAGTGTTTCTATCTTGTCTATAAATTCTGGTATAATAGAAATGTATGCAGATGATAGTGTAAACCTTGTAAATAGAATTGTATGCCCAGCTTCAAAAGTGAGCAACAACAATAACAAGTTTATAGAATACGATTTACCCGAACCTCTACCACCAGTAACAATATAATATCTTGCATCTGATGTTTGGATAGGGTTGTACTTTGGGTCAACTTCTATCACTTAAATTTTATAATATCTTTAAAGTTAATATTAAACCCATCTGTTGATGTTATGTCTACACTCTCTTTTGGTTTACCATATCTATAACCAAAGTATAAACTCATTGCACGACTATCACCTTTGAAGATTTGTTTACCAAGTGTTTTTATAACCTCATCATTATCTATAAGGTTGTCTAACTTTTCTATTAGTTTAAGTTCATCTGCTTTCTTTGGTCTGCCAGCACCCTCTCTTGCACCACCGTTATTTTTTCTTTTATCCATTTGAAAATATTTTGTTTATTCAATTATATAACGTAATTAAACTTTGTTTTTATTCAGCTTTAAGTTAAGTAGTCTTTCTCTTATTGCTTTTCTTTCTTTACCCTTTGGTAATTTGTCTAATAGTTGTTGTAGCTTTTGTATTAGTTTCTTGTTCATAGCTTTTCTATTTCGTTTA